GCCGTCTGGCAGGTGGCTCGCCTTGTCGTTGGTGGTGACGAACAGCTCGATGCGGCACACGCGGAACAGCTCGTCCAGGACGCCCTGCTCGGTGCCGGGTGTCAGGTGCTCCAGCACGTCGTAGCACGACACGTAGTCGAAGCTCTTGTCCTCATAGGGCAGGTCCTCGGCGTCGGCCTGCAGGGTGCGACCGCCAGCCAGGATCCCGGCGAAGTCGCAGCCGTAGGCGTCCAGGCCGCGACCGAGTCCGGCCTCGATGGTCTCGCCGCGCCCGCATCCGACGTCCAGGTATGTTTTCCCCGGCTCCATCGTCTGGATGTCCTCGTGCATGATCGACTTGCGCATCGCGCCCATGCGGTAGTTCGGCAGTTCCTTGTACGCGCGGTCGTATTTCCAGCGTTCTTCTAGCGCCATATCGGCAGCGTCCAGTTCGTGAGCAGGGACATGGCTGCCGCCGCGGTTGCGTCTCCCTCCGGGTCTCCGGGTGCGCGTGCCTCGTTGAGCTCCGCACACTTGAGCAGGATCGCGCTGCGAACCGTAAACGGCACATCGTCCTGATTCCAGCCGGCGGTCACACTCACCTGGGCCGCTGACAAGAAGTTCCCCGTGGTCGGCCAGGACTCGTTCTCGTTCGGCCTCAGCCGCGGGTTGAACTCGGTCGCCAGGTCAGCCTCAAACGGCGGCGGCGACGAACTCCAGGTCTGCAGGACGCCGTTCTCGTCGATGTACTTCACGCTGTTGATGGCCTGAATGTTCCCCAGCGGGAGCTCCCACACCTGAGTCGGGAACCGATCGCGCGTGATCAGATAGTCTCGCTTTGCGATGGCGCGACGCGTCACCTCTCTGGCCCAATCTGCGGCGGCCTCGAGGTAGCTGCGCAGCAGCTCGTCCTGGAAGTCCTCCGTGATGCAGAGGTGCGCCTTCACTTGCTCCAGGGTGACCGGGATCTGCTCGCGGTCATTCGTTGTCGTGATGCGTTCGGTCGTCATATAACCTCCCCGAGAGGTCGCTTCGGAAATACCGTGATCACTGAGTGCGCCGAGCAGTTGATTATCTCGACGTACGGCCAGCGACCAGGGACCTGATTGTACGGCTCAGCCCACTTGTCGTAGGGAGACTGTCGCTTGAAGCCGGCATCTCTGTCCGGGTGTGCCCACGCTTGACCGCCGATCTTGCCGCAGTCGTAGCCGAGCAGGAATATACGCGCGGCGCCGAGAGTGAGTGCGAGTCCGAGCGCCTGGAATCCTGAGTGATTGCCGTGCACGACGCTCCCCGGCTCGTACGGCATGGGCGCGCGGCCAGTGGTCAGCATCTTGAGTACCTGCGTCTCCACCTCGGTGGTGCGTCCGTCGCGCGGGTTCTTTACTGGCAGCACCTTCTCCCCGCTGACACGCAAGCCGGTAAACGAGGGTCTGTGATGTTGCCACCAGCGCGCGTCTGCCGCGTACAGGATGTCAGCCCACGGCGCGGACATTGGCAGGTGCCGAGCGAGTCCGCAGTCGTTGATCGCGATGGTGCGAATCGTCTGCGCGCCGAACTTCCGCTGGTTCTCAACCAGTGCGATGTCCTCTGCCGTCAGGCTTGGACCGCTCGCCATGCACACGACCGTCTGCTGATTCCAGTTAGGCCACACGCTTGGTTGATCGTTCTCCCTTTTCTGGGATTCTTTTCGCGACTCCGGCAGCGATAGCGCCATGCGCTGCGTCCTCCGTTATGTCGTCGCCCACGACGTAGTCGCCGGGTGCGAAGGTACTGCGGAGCGAACGAGACCGCTCGCTCCACAGGTTGTACTGCTTGAACAGACGGACCTTCAATCCTTACCGCAGAGCGACCTTGATCGCGTCGTTGTTCAGGATGATGCCGCCTTCCCGCCTGAAGAAGTACCAGCGGATAAAGCCAGGGTTCGTGATCTCGTCGCGAATGACGCGGACGTCGGTTCGCTGCACGAGCAAGTATCCCCTGCCCCAGTTGCCGAACGCGATCGGGGTCGTGGTCAACGGACTGTCTGGTCCCGTTGGCATATCTTCCCAGACGACGAAACGGAAACCGACGATGGTGCTCGGCTCCCCGGCGATCAGACTCGGCTGCCACAAGTACTGGCCGTTCGAGTCCTTGGCACGCCTGATCTGACTCAGGATGTTGCTGTTCATCGTGAACGAAGCGCCCTGTCTGTACGCAGAGTTCAGCGTGTAGATCAGGGAGATAACGTGCTCGGTGATGTCGTCAGGCGACGGCGCTGCAACGAACTGCAGAGCTTCCGCGTCTCGCAGCGGGCTTGCGCCATCTGCGGTTACCAGCGGGGCCGTGTTCAGGAATCCGGTCGGCTTGTTGCTTCCGTCGCCGGAAATAACTGCCAGGCCCTCCTCCTTCGCGAACTCCTCGGCCACACTGCGCGACAGCCACTGGTCGACGGACGCCAGGTCCATTGCCGCCCATTGCGTTGCCTCTGGCCGTGCGTACAACTCGCCCATCGTCGGTGCGCGCTGCCTGAGCTGCGGCGTGCCGGTGATGCTGCGGGTGTCGGTCTCCCCGACCCAGCCGGAGCCGGTTCCGAGGATGTCCACAACTGCCTTGAAGTCGTTGGTCGTGATGTTGACCACCGGGATCAGCTGACGTACTGGCGACAGCAACTGCTCCATCGTCTCCACTTCGGCGCGGATAACTTCGGGCAGTAAGAACTCGCCCGATGCGCCAGCCGTGAGGTCGATGCGCTTCTGCTCCGGGAACGATGCGAACACGCGCTCCTGGACTTGGTGCAACTTCTCAGCGTCGCCGTGGCGACCGCCTGAGGCCAGCATCTTGTAGAACACGTCGCGATGCTCTTGGTGCAGCTTCTTGGTCGCGTCGAATCCGCCGCCGCCTGCCGTGTAGAGCGCTTCCAGTTCCTCGATCCGTTCCCTCTGTGCCTGGAACTGCACGTCGATGTCGTTCTTCTTGGTCTCGGCCTTCGATACGGCCACGTCGATCTTGTCGAGCTTCTCCTCGATGTCCGCCACGCTCTCCGTGGTTGCCATCTTGTCGAGCCGCTCGTCGTTGGTCTCCTTGAACGCCTTAACCGCCGAGCCTAGCTCGTCGATGGAGTCTCGGAGTTCGCTAAATTTTGGCTCACTCATTGCATTAGTTCCTGTGTGAGTTCCCGGAGCGTAGCGCTCAGGTCCTCAATGTGGGGTGTTCCGCCGTCGTTGTGGATGTCCCACTCGCCGTCGTCGGTCTCTTTGCGAATAACAGCAGCGACGTGCCTTGCGCTCCGTCGATTCAGCCCGAACTCATAGCGCAGGCTGTGCTCCAGTTCCTTCCGCGTGCCGTGCTTTACGCCCGTAACATGCGCCTCAGGGTTCATCGGAAATGTCGCCAGGCTGACCTCAACGAGGTCAACCCGCTTTAGGATGCGAACCTCATCCTCAAACTCAAAATCTTTCGGTATGTAGCCGATGCTCAGGCCCTTTACCGCGCCCTGCTTGGTCAGCGACCGCGCCTCGCGGCCTTGCTGCACGTCCAGGTTGATGTCGCCGGCGACCAGGAGTCCCTTCGCGGTCTCCTTGAGCCTGTCCCACAGGCCGATCGGCTGGTTGCTGAAGTGTTGCCACAGCATCGGCACGCCGCCCTCGATGTCCTTCAGGGTCTGCCGGAAGGCGCCGCGCTCTATCTTGTCGAACCCGAGGTCCACGTTGCCGAACACGGCGCCGAGTCCCTCAATGTGGCCGTCGTCATCGGCCTGCTTGATGTCGAAACCGCAGTCCAGCCAGAGGCGCCTCACGTTCTGGCCTCCAGGACGAGGTCCACGCCGCGCGGGAACTGGTCATCCACTATCTGTAGCTGGCCGGGCGGCCGGGTGAGTATCTTCTGGCGGAATCGGAATCGCCGCTCGTCGTCGTTGGCGACCTTGTAGCCGAGCTCGTGCTCGGTCAAGAACTCCAGCGCGGTGCCGCGATCCCAGCCGCCGCCCTCGTTGACGCGAACGGGGCTCTCAGTCTTGCTGAACCTCACCGTCAGCAGACGATCCTTCAGATTCCGAAGGCTCGCCTTCCTCAGACTCGTCGCCTGGTGTCTCATCGTTGCTGTCGTCATCTAGGTTGCTCCCCATCTGTGGGTTCGCATAGGCGTCGCCCTCTGGATCGGTGCGCGGGTTCATTCCCTCGCGCGCTCTGATCTCGTTCGGGTTCAGCGCGCCAACGCCGTGCATCTTCACGTATCCTTCTGATCGCGTCTTGAAGTCAGCACGCACGGCAGCGTCCAGGTCGAAGCGTATCACTACGCCCTTGCGCCTGTCACTTTCCGTCAACAGGTCGCGCTCCATCGCCTGCTCCATCAGGCGGGCGTATGGCAGCATCACGTCCTGCGCGAACTCTACAGTCTGGTGCTCGATGTTGCTGAACGTGGCCCGCTCGAGGTCGGCCAGCTTGTGCGGTGGAACTCCCCAGACTGATGCGATCTCTGTCCGCTGGAACTTCCGCGCTTCGAGCAGTTGCGCGTCCATCGGCTTGAATGTCAGCATCTCCGCTTCCATTCCCTTTGGCAGCATTGCCACGCCGCCGCGATCCGAGCCGGCGCCATACGTTTTCTTGAACGACTCGATCCACATCTCGTACTGCTCTTTGTTGTGGAACTCCCCGCCGGTGAGCAGGAACGCCGGGATCGCGCCGTTGCCGTAGAGCTCCGAGAGCAGGCGCTCCGCGGCGAGGCACAGGCCGATGGCCTCGGCTGCCAGGTTGACCGGCGAGCTCGACCACGTGCCCTCCGCGTTGATGCCGCCGGTTATGTGCAGCACCTGATTCGCGCGGAACTGCCGCTCGTTGCCCTTGCTGAACTGGATCACGTAGATCGGGTTCATCGGGTCGTCTTCTTTGATCGTGACCTGATCCGGATGGACTGGTCGCAGGAACTTGATCGGACCGGTCGAGCCTTGGCCCTTGATGCTGACGTGGTTCCCCCAGAGCGCGACGTGCGTCATCACCTGTCGGAAGTACATGGTCTGGGTGTGCTGCTTGTTCGGCATCCGCAGCAGCCGCATCACGACGTGCTTCGGCTTCGGCACCATCGTGACCTTGCCGTCGCCGTCGGTCTGAGTCTCGAACACCATCAGAGGATACGATCCGATCGCGTTGGTCAGTGCGCGCACGATCGCGTGGACTGTCGTGCACTTCATCGCCGTGCCGGGTGTGACGTTCTCCCCGGAGACTACCGCGTTGGAGAACATCAGGCGGATGATCTCGTCGAAACTGCGGTCTTTCTGGAACCAAGTCCTGGGCTGCAAGATGTTCATATTACTTTAACGACTCCCTCGCCCGGAAAGTAGGTCGCCTCCTGGGCTCTGAGGCGATTCAGCGCCATCAGGAGTGCTACCACGCCGTCGATCTTGCGGTTAGCCGCTCCCTTGCGCGGGTATATGTTGTCCTTCTGGTCTCGCTTCACCTCGACGTTGCTGATCATCCACGTCAACACCGGACAGTTGTGGTGGAACGTGCCGTCCTTGACGTACGCCTCAAGCCATTTCATCGGCTCGCTGAAGTTTAGCACCGTCGGGCGCACGTCCACGACAAGGATGCCCTGCTGTGCCATGTGCACGCCGTACTGAGTCGAGTTGTGCATCGGGTCAACCGACAGTTCCCGCAGCGCGAACTTGCCGTTGATCTCCCCGAGCGTGTCCGTCTCGATCTGATCGACGTCCACGACGTTGCCGGGTGTGGTGCGCATGTGACCGGCGCGAACCCAGCCGTCATACTGTGCGTTCGGGTCCTCCAGGACGGCGGTCTCGGGCAGCCAGTGGCGCATAAAGCAAAAGATGTGCTGCTTGCCGTCGATCTCCCGCTCGAATAGCTGCGCCATTGAGTTGACGTCGATCTTCGACGCCAGGTCGAGTCCCGCGAACGTGTCCTCCCCGGCGAAGTCCTCGAGCTGCATTGCGCCGTCGTAGCAGGCCTCCCACTTGCGCATGTCCATCCAGGCCTCCGCGGCGTTGACCCAGACGTTCATTCGCTTGGTCAGGAACGCGTTCACTTGGCTGACGACCTCCTGAGCCTTGCGACACAGGTTCTGGACGTCCATCGGGTAGACGCTGATGTTCCAGTTCGGGTTAGCCTTCCGCCACACCTTCGGGTCGGTCCAGTCGTCGTCCTTGTCCAGCGAGTAGATCACGCCAAAGAACGAGTCATCTTGGATCTGGCCCTCCAGGATGCGCGTCAGATACGTTCTGAGCTCGTAGCAGATGCCGCTTGTGTCGTGGCCGGCCGTGGTGATGTTGTATATCAGCGGCTGAACCCGCGCGCCGGTCGCAGTCTCGATCACGTTGTACACGTCGCGGTTCTTCCAGGCGTGCAGCTCGTCGTTGATCGAGCAGTGGACGTTGTAGCCGTCGAGGGTCTCCCCTTGCGCGTGCAGCGCCTCGAACTTGGCAGAGGCTTCCGGCTTGTTGATGTTGTGGACGCGCACCTCCAGTGGTAGCTCTGAGGTCCGCTTTGCCATCGTGTTGGCGATCTCAAACGTTATCTTGGCCTGATTCCGGGTCGTGGCGGCGCTATAGACCTCGGCGCCCGCTTCGCCGTCCGCGTCGAGCATGTACAGTCCGATCGCGGCGGCCAGCGTTGACTTCGCATTCTTGCGAGCGACGTCGGTGTAGGCCGTGCGGTACCGGCGCGTGCCGGCGCGCAGAGTCACGATCCCGTCGCCGTCCAGGATGTCCTCCGTATAGACCCACCCGAACACGTTGCAGACGTTGAAACACTGCCACGGCTCCAGCACCAGGAGTTCGTGCCGCTTCGCCCACTCCCCCTTGACGTGTGGCAGCCGCTCGATGTAGCGGCAGGGCTGCTCCGCTATGTCCGCGTCGAAGTGAAACGGCGCGCCCTCGCGGTCGAGGTCATCGAGGAATCGCTTCGCGGCCAGCTTCTCGTACTTGCCGCAGGGGAACTCGCCGCCGCCGACGTCCTCCGCGTACTGCAGGGCCAGCTCGACGTGCGGGAAGTGTTGCAGGCCGTCCATCAGAACTCGAAGCCGCAGCAGGGGCACAGGTGATCGGTTGCCAGGTCGTCCTCGGTTATCTCGCCCTGCCGGACGCTGAACCCGTCCAGGCCGACCTCCGGGTTCCAGGAGCGGAAACCGAGGTCGCCGAGGTCCACGGACGGCGCGATCTGCCGCAGTTCGGCAGCCAGGAGTACTGG